GTCGCAGAAGCCGGCCTCCAGCGCTTCGTCGGCGCTGTACCAGTGGTCTTTGCCGTCGGTGATGAGGGCGAGTGCGTCGTCGTAGGTCTGGCCGCTCTTGTCGGCGTAGGCGCTGGTCATGGCCTTGCTGTAGCGGTCAAGCAGATCGGCCTGCTCGCGCAGCTCGGCGGCGTTGCCCATCGCAAATGACCAGGGCGCGTGGATCATCATCTGCGCGTTTTGCGCCATGGTGATCGAGTCGCCGGCCATGGCGATGTAACTGGCGCAGCTGATCGCTACACCGTCGATCTGGACGTTGACGGGCGCGGGGTGGCGCTTGAGGGCGTTGTAGATGGCCAGGCCGTCGGTGACGCTGCCGCCGTACGAGTTGATGCGCAGCGTGATGGAGTCGGCGTCCAGCGCGGAAATGTCGCGCACCATCTCGCTGGCGATTACGCCGTCATCGTTCCAGCGGTCGCCGATGTTGCCGTAGATGTAGATCTCGGCGACGGTCTTTTCGCTGTCGGCGGCTTTTGCCGCCTTGATTTCGTACCACTTGGACATGTGTCAAGCTCCTTTGAGCCTGCACTTTGCCCGGGTACGCGTCCAAAATCTTAAAAATACTGGACGATTTTCAAGGGCGGCTTGTCAGGGTGGGCCGCCTGGTGTTGGGGCCAAGGCTTCATCAATCAAGCGCTTGACCCAGCGTGCACCGCCTAGCTCAAGGTATTTGGCGTTTTGCGCGTGCGTGAGGCGCAGCATGACGGGCTGGGTGGGGTCGGCTACGGGTCGGCCGGGCTTGCGTTTGGGGGCGGGCTTGTGTTGGGCGGTCATGTTCTGGTATGCTTTGTCCACTGCTGAAAAGCAGCTTAGAAAATTACACGTTTGATGTAGTTTTACTGCCGAATAGGCAGATGAAACAGCCCTTTATTGGGCTGTTTCTGTTTCTACTCAAAGAACTTTTGCATGAACTCCCGGTCTTGCTGGGCTGGGGTTTTGCCACCCAAGATGGCTTGGGCTGGCCAGCAAAGAATGATGGGGTCGGTGTTTGTGTAGCTCTCGTGCAAGTCGTATCTTGTGGCGAACTGCAACCAATACTGATCGGCTTCAAAAATTTGAGTCATGCCCAACAGCGCCTCAATTTCATCAGTACTCAATGGCCGCCCGTACAGTGCGCCAATTTTTAGGCGGTTACCCTGCAAAGTCACCGAGCGGTACTCGGCTTTTACATCTTGATGGTTGAAGGCCGGTGAGGCCATGCCGTGCTGGAAGCGGATCAGCAATTCGGTTTGTCCCGTGATGTCGCGGGCGAGTTGGCTGGTGAGGGTTTGCAGAGTGTCCATTTTTTTACATCCCAAGAGTTGATTTGAATTGCTCGACGGTCATGCCCTTGGCGGGGGTGATTTCAAGGGTATCAAGGTTGACGCAACCGCCTTTGACGTTAACCCAGCCATTGAAGTTGTTGTATTTGCCATTGTGGTTGAAGACCAGGTTGTCATACAGAGCGCGGCGGGCTTGTTGCGCTTCGGTCAAAACAGGCGCTTGGGCTGGGGTGCGGCGTGAGCGGAATACTGCGGTCATTTTGTGCTTTCGGTTGTTTGCTTGCTTGTGTTTATTGTATATCAACAATTATAAATAGCAAGCAAAAACAACAAATAATTTTTACGGTGCGCGTGGTGGTGGTTTCGGCTGCCAGCCGGCCGGGGGCGGTGGCACCTGTGGCCGCAGGTACGGCACGCGCACGCGCCCCGGCGTGGGGCGGTACACCCAGCGGGCGCTCAGACCGCCAACGAGCAGGCCGGCCACAAACAAGCCAAAGTACAGCGCGCCCAGCGGAATGCTGAAAGTGATTTCGATCATGGGGTGCCCCGGCGTGGCTTGCGCGCCATGATGGAATAAAAAAGCGCACGGGAGATTTTGAAATGGCGCATCACGTCGTTGCGGTTGCGCCCGGTGAACGCGCCCCACACGGCGGCGTCGCGCGCGGCGCGGTGGTCTACCTTGGGCACGTAGCGGCCCCCAATGAGCGGGCCCAGGCGACGGGCCATGGCGGCGGCCACCTGCGCCAGGGCGGCGCTGTCAACGCCCTCACGAAACAGGCCACCCAGGGCGCGGTCGCGCTGGCACTCCAGCAGGATGCAGGCCATGTCATGGCACAGGCCGGCGGCGTCGTCCAGCAGGGCCAGGGTGTCGGGCAGTTGGTGCATGGCGGCGTCGGGCGGGGTGATGGCGGGTGGGGTTAGCAGGTCGTTCAAAGGCGGCTCCAAGGGGGTGGCGTGTATTGGGGTGGTGGGTGGTGTGTGTGGCGGTGAATGGGGCAGCAGCTCAGGCGCCCAGGCCACGCCACGGGCTGGCGGTGCGATCGACCCACGTTTTGCCCTGGCGCACCAGGCTGACCAGGGAAGTGCTCACGCCGTAGTGCCGGGCCAGGTCAACGCCGGTTTGGGTGCTGGCGCGGATTTGGCGGGCAATGGCCATGTCGATCTTGCCCATGGTGGCCTGGTTGGTGCGGGCGCTGGCGGCAGCGCGGCGCAGGCGCACGTCGGGCCGGTTGTGCACGATGCGGGTGACTTCGCCGCGCGTGGTGAGGGCCAGGTGCGCGGGGTTAAGGCAGGCAATTTGCCCGCAGGTGACGGTGACCAGGCGGTTAGCCGGTACCGGGCGGTGCGTGAGTGCCCACACGGCGCGGCGCACGCTGCCGCCGGCGTGCCGGGGGTGCCCGGTGCCGTTGTGGGCACCCTGCCAAAGCAGGCAGTCGCCGCACTCGGTGCAGCGGGCGTGCAGCTCGGGCAGGGTTTTGGTGCGGGTGGGCTGGACGGGCTTGCGGGGTTGGGGCATGGTGGGCGGTGTGGCTTGGTTGGTGGTGTGTTGGGGGGTGTTGCTCATCAGGACTTGACGCCTTGCGGCGCTGAGCAACGGGCCTTTGTCACTTGCCCTCAAAGCGGACGAAGTGCGCGCCCGGGTTTTCGCCCAGCCGTTTACCCCCGGCTGGCGCGGCTGAGGTGGCCGCTCGATGTGGGGTGGTTGTTGGGGTGGGTGGTGGAGATCAATCACGGCGGTCAAAGCTCCAGGCTTCCACGGCGGCGGGTTTTGGCGTGGCGGGTGCGGCCTTTGCCAGCGGGGGGCGCACGGCGGGGGTGTAGGGCTGAGGGGCGGCATCGGCCTGGAGTGCCAACGGCTCTGCAATGGCGGCCAGGTTGGCGGCGGCCTCGGTGTTGGCCAGCGCCAGCATGGTGGCTTTGTGCATTGGCTCACCCCGGCGGGCGCGCTCGGCGCGGTCTGGCAGGTCAACGGCAATGCGCAGCACGGCCAGGTTGCCCACCAAGCAGTCCAGCGCCTCATTGCGGGGGCGGGTTTGCTCCCACTCTTGGTAGGGGCGGGTGCCGCGCACGCGGGTGACAAGTTTTTCAGAGGCCACCTGGGCAAAGTATTCGTCGTCAAACGCGGGCTGGCGGGGAAAGTGCACGGTGCCCTTGCCGGGTTTGTCTTGCTTGAGGCGCGCATAGATCAGGGCCTTGGCGCTGTCCACGCCGATGGGCTCGACCATGACTTTGCCTTTGCGGCGCTTGCGCAGGCGTTTTTTGCGGGTCAATTCGTCTTCAACGATGGCGCGCTGCATGCCGGGCACGCCTTTGGTGGCATAGGCCCATTTGCGGCCGAGCACAAAGGCGTGCACCTGCGGGGCGTTGTAGCCAGCGTCCACGCCCATGGCGTCAAGGCCCAAGCCCTCCAGGCTGTCGGCCAGGTCGTCCCACACGTCTTGCTGGGCGGTGTCGCCGGGAATGATGAGGTGGTCATGCAGCCAGCTTTCTTCATGCTCGCCCCAGTCGATCACGCTCATTTCAAGGCGGTCTTTTTGCACGTCGACCCAGGCGGTGCGGGCCAGCAGGGGCAGGTTGTCGGGGTAGGTCTCCAGTCGGCTGATAAGGGAGATGTCGTCAATGTTGTCACCGGCCTCCTCCCATGTTTCGGCCAGGGTGGTGTTGACGAAGCGCTTGAGGTTGGGCGTGTCGCCATGGGCCTCGGTCCATTTGGCCCAAATCTCGGCCCAGGTGAAGCCCAGGCCCAACGGGCTGTAAAGGCCGCTGAGCTGGTAGCCGCGCACCGTGCGCTCGGGGTGGCGCGGTACCCACTGGCCACGGGCCAGCATGGCGGGTTTGTGGTGTTCGTCAATGTGGGCGCCGCATTCGGCGCAGGTGTAGACCACGCGGCCGCTGTTGGCCAGGTGGGTCAGGCCGTAGCGGCCGTCGGGGTGCTTCCAGTGCAGCACCTGAAACTCGCCGCAATGCGGGCACGGCACGTGGTACTGGCGCATGTCGCTTTTGAGGTATTCGGCCTCAATGCGGCTGGCGCCCTTGACCGTGGGCGTGCTGACCAGCAGCACCTTGCGCCGGGGGAATGTCTTGGTGCGCTCGTCAATCAGGCCCAGCGGGTCGCCCTCTTGGCCCACCTCCCACGGAAAGCGGTCGACTTCATCGCACAGCACGTACCGGATGGGCATGGACGCCAGGGACGCGGGGGAGTTGGCCCCGCCCAGCACCAGCAGGCCGCCGGGGAAGTCTTTCATGTCTTCGCTGTTGGTGCTGTCGCGCTGGCGCTTGCCGCCCACCAGGTCTTTGAGCACCGGGGTCTCAGACAACATGGGGTCAAGCCGCTGCAGCACCCAGCGTTTGCGCACCTCAAGGGTGGGCACCACCACCAGCATGGGCGCGGGGGCGTGGTGCATGGCGTAGCCCACCCAGTTCATGCCGGCTTCGGTCTTGCCGATCTGCGCGCCAAACATCAACACCACGCGCTGCACCGGGCTGGTGACGCTGAGCACGTCCATCACTTCGCGCAGGTACGGGGTGCGGTCGGTGCGCCACTGGCCGGGCTCGCCGCTGGCCTTGCTGGAGAGCATGCGGTGCTTGTCGGCCCAACTGCTGACGGTCAACACCTGGCGCGGGCGCAGGGCCCGGGCCAAGGTGCCGTAGAAGCTGCCCCGCGCGTTGGCGCAGGGGGTGCGGGAGCGGCGGGCTTGGGTGGTTATCACTGCCCTACCCCATCCATTTGCCGTTTCATTTGCTCTGCAATGCTGGCCAGCACGTCGCGCAGGGCTTCTTCCAACGCTTGGTGCATGGCGCTGGTGTCGCCGCGCAGGGCGGCCAGTTGGCCGGCCAGGCGGTCGGGCAGGCTCTCAAAGGTGCTGCGCAGGGTGTTGCCCAGGTCGGCCAGCACGTAGTCAACCTCGGCGCGCTCCACCAGCGTGCCGGCGAGTTTGTCCACCTCCATGGCGGCCAGCTCGGCTTTGGCTTCGCGCTCGCGGGCCATGGCCAGTTTGTAGCGGCCATTCACGTCAGCGGCTGACGGGTCGCCCAGGGTCAGGTCGTCGGACTCACCAGCGCCCGCTGGGGCGTTTTGGATGATGGCGGGAAGGCCAAGGGTGCCTGTTGCGTGTTGCGCAGCGCCTATGGCTTGTTTGGCGAGTTCGATGCCAGCTTTGCGGGCCTGGTGGTGGGGCTGCAGGCTGGCGGTGTCTTCGCGCATGGCGTTGGCGGCCTGGGCGTCAATGCGGCCCGTGGCGTCAGCCTGGATGCGGCCGTTTTGAATCCAACGGGTGACGGTGGAGCGGTTGACGCCAGCCATTCGGGCGAATTCGGCTTGTGTGACCAGGCTCATGCGGCCACCCGGTCAAATATTACGCATGAATTCCGTTTATTACCCTTCGTATTACCCTTAAAACCACTGTAACCCATTGATATTACTTGTATTACCCATATTACCCATCCTGCGTGTATGTAGGGGCCGTGCATGTGCCTTGCTGTTTTGCCTGCCTGCATTTGCGCGCCTATACGCGGGGGGCGATTCATGGGTAATAAGCGTAATAAGTCAATGAAATCAACAACTTGATGGGTAATACGATGCGTAATACCAAGCGTAATAAGTGGTTTCATGGGTAATAAATGGAGGGTTGTGGCGGCGCGGTTCATGACGAATAACCCTTGGCGTCGCCCATGGCGTTCTGAAATGCCATGAATCCGGCGGTGAGCCATTCGCCGTTGGTGGCAAAGCGCTCTTTTTGCAGGCGGTCTTGCGTGCCGGTTTTGCACCGGCCCACCGCTTCTGCCATGAGGCCGCGGCAGGGGACCACCATTTTTCGGCTTTTCGTGGTGGGGTCTTGCAAAGTGGTCCAGGTGCTGGACGGTTTGCCGGCCACCCAGTTTTGCTTTTTGCCGGCCAGGCCGATCAGCTCTTGCTGGCGGCGGGCGCGCTCACCGGCGGCGGCGCACCAGCGTTCGTACAGTTTGTAGAGGTCAGACCCGGCGCAGGGGCAAAAGGGAATCACGTCGCCGTCAAGACCTTCAAGCTCCAGGGTTTGCCACTCGGCCAAAAAGCGGTCTTCGCTGCTCAGACTTTGCTGAATCAAGTCGTTTTTGGAGCCGGTCATGGGCGGCTTGGTCCAGGGCTTGAAGTCGCCCAGCTTGAGTTGCAGCAGGTGCTGGTGCAGGGCCACCACGCCGCCGTTGTCGATTTCGTCATTCAGGGCGGTGAAAAACGCTTCGTCCATCTTGGGCGGTACCCACACCACGCAGTAGCGGCGGTCATCGTCTTCCAGCACCAGCGGCATGCGCTCGTTGGACAAGAACACGATGTTCATCTGGTTTTTTTCGTTGTGCGCGGCCACGTTTTTGGGGTTGACGCGGATGGTGTCGCCAGTGATCAGGCCTTTGAGGCGGTTTTTGATGTGGTACATCTCGGCCCGGGCCATCACTTCGTCGGCCAAGATGAAGGTTTTGGCCTCGGCCCAGTCGGCGTTGAATTTGTCTTCAAGGGCCTCTTGCCCCAGCACGCGGCCGCACCGGCCGTGGATCTTGGCGTAGGCTTCAAAAAACCGGCTTTTGCCGGAGCCTTGCGGGCCGTGGATGACGATGGCGCTTTGCATCTTGGCGCCGGGGTGCTGCAGGGGGTAGGCCAGCCAGCACAAGATCCATTCGTAAACCTGTTTCTGGTTGGTCTCGTTGGCGCACATGTTCCACAGCAGCTCCAGCAGCAGGCCGCAAGTGCCGGTGCTGTTGTCGTAGTGGGTGATGGCGCCGGTTTTGGCGTCAAACACGGGGCGCGCGGCTTTGTCCAGCACGGGCCAGCCGGGGAACAGGTTGCACTTGATGGCGGGGTCGATGTTGGTGGGGTCAAAACCAATCTGGTGGTCCCACACCACGCGCCAGTTGGGGTGCGCCTTGAGGTTTTCCCAGCCGTGGCTGGGCAGCAGGTTGAGCACGTCGTCTTTGTGCACGATGCGCCGGCCCACGCCGTCAAACAGCGCCTTGCCGCCCATGCCGTAGGTGCCGCAGTAGCGCTCGGCGGCTTCGTCCACCGACAGGCGTGACACCATGTTGGCAGCGCCTTCGTCTTCCCCGCCCCCCTGGGTTGAGGGCAGGCGCGCGGGCGCCTGCGCGGTCCAGCCTTGCGCGGCAATTTTGGCCTCGACCTGCGCACGCACCAGGGGCAAGCCCCCTTGCGGGAAGTGTTGCAGGTCGTTGAAGTCGGTGAGCTTCTTGCCGGCCCGGTCGCCCGGAAAAACCGGGGCCAGCCAGGCGCCACCTACGGCCAGGGCGGCAGCGGCAGCGGCTTGGGCGCCGGGGTTGGTTTGGCCGTGCGCTTTGCCGCAGTGGGCGCACACGGGCTCGGCCACCGCGGTGGGCTTGCCGCATTCCAGGCATTTCTGCAAGTAGTCGTCGTCCGCGCAGATCAGGATGCGCTCGACGCGGTGCGCCTTTTGCAGCGCCTGGGCGACTGGGGCCAGGTTGCCCGCGTCAAAAGCCACGGCCACGGCCAGGCCGGTGGCGGCGTGCAGTGTGGCGGCGGTGGCGTAGCCCTCGGCCACCAGCACCACGGCGCCAGCATAGGCAGAGCCTATTTGGTACCAGTGCCCGGTCTTGCTCAGGCCCTTGGGCCAGTATTCTTTGTCGCGCTTGGTGCTCTGCACGCGGGGGTGCGTGCTGGGCAGAATGAACTGCAGGCCCTTGGTCTCGCCCCGGCCATTCATCATGGGGACAACGAGCGCGCCGCTCTCGGTGTAGCGCAGGCCGTAAGACTGCACGTCTTTGCGGGTCAGGTAGTCGGGCAGCTTGCCGTCGGCTGGGGCCTTGAGTGCTTTGGCCCACACGCTTGCGGCACGGCGCGCGGCGCGCTCGGCCTCTGCATCGCGCTGGGCCTTGGCCCGCTTGCGGTCTTCAGCCAGGCGGGTTTTCAGGGCCTCACGCTCGCCGGTGAGCGCGCCCGCCGCCAGCAAGAGCTGATCGGCCTGGCCGGCAAAAAGCAAAACTGGGTGGCCGGCAAGCCGTCCAGCACCTGGACCACTTTGCAAGAC